CTGTAAAAAGGTTGACGACAGAATACGTTTTGAAGGGTTGAGTTTTCTTACGAAAACTCTTCCTCGGCTGGGTAAAGCCCTTGATAAGGCTTTATCTGGTTACACTACGTTATCTGCTACTAAATTGGGATTTAAACCCCAATTGAATAGTGAACTTCCAAGGTTTCTTGGTGAGTTCTTTAACTTAGTGTTTGACCCATCCGGCACGGTACTTCAATACCCGTGCGCAGAAAGCGTCCGAGTTCTTAGGCAAGTTTTGTACTTGTTTTACAAGTACGAACTTCCTTACTCTGAAGCTCAAGAACAACAAGTCGTTTCGGCCTTTGAAAGGACCGAGATCGACCTACTGAACCTGGCACCAAAGCTTGCTGAACTTCAGCTCGCTGCGGATGCCGATACGTCGTACGTAAGTCTTCGGTCTAAACCGAAGTCTCAGCACGACGTGATCCGCAAGGCTCGCTTATTACTCACTCGAGTATTTGCGAACCTTGACTTGCAGAACATTAGGCCCCGACACGGACCCGGAGCTGTTGCCACCCGGCAAAAGCTATGGGATAAGTATCGGTTCACTAATGTGTCTAGTCGCATTCAACAACGTTTCCCTGTGCTCGAGTATTTCTACTCAGGCGTTGGGCACGCTGTTGACCGTTACGATGCTTATAATAGCATCACATCGGAGGATCTTCCTGCACGAGTAATACTCGTGCCGAAGGATTCACGCGGTCCGCGCTTAATATCATGTGAGCCCGTTGATTTTCAATGGGTTCAGCAGGGTATTTCGCGCAGACTGGTTCAGCACATCGAAGAGTTGCACCTGACAAGGTACAACGTCTTCTTTACGGACCAACACCCAAATCAGTGTGGAGCCCTTTTAGGGTCGCGCACTGGTAAATACGCGACTCTGGACCTCAAAGAGGCTTCGGATCGTGTAAGTGTTGGTCTGGTTCGCTTGCTCTTCCCTACTCACGTTAGTGAGTTATTACTGGGATCAGCAAGGAGCACATCAACGATACTGCCGTCTGGCAAGATTCTAAGACTAGAAAAGTTCGCTCCAATGGGGTCAGCATTATGCTTCCCCGTAATGGCGCTTACAATCTGGTCTATCTTGACAGCAGCAGCATCCGACGCGGATACGAAAGATCGTATCCTAGTGTACGGTGATGATGTGATAGTCCCCACGGCGTTTGCCGCGAATGCTATCGAACAACTAGAGTCATTTGGTTTACGAATAAACCGTGACAAAAGTTGCATCAGAGGACTCTTCAGAGAGTCGTGTGGCCAAGATGCCTTTAACGGCGAATCGGTCACACCAGTTCGTCTTCGAACTGTCTGGTCAACATCACCTAGCCCGGAAGTCTACACTTCGTGGATTAGCTATGCTAATTCACTATTTAGTAGAAAGTACTTCAACAGCTACGATTTGATCGTAGCGATGTTGCACCGTGTTTACGGTGCAATACCGTGCTCAGACATGCATTTAGCATGTCCGGCACTCGTGGAAGTACCTGAGTCCATGAGGCCGAGACAAGTGCGAACTAACCGCCGTCTCCAAAAGAGACAGTGGCGCGTTCGAGATGTCAAGGCCCCTACCATCATTCACGAATCCGACGGATGGGAAATGTTGCTCAGATTCTTCACAGAATCTGGACAGCAAGACACATCTAATCGTTCAGTGAATGGCAGCCATGGCGGCTATTTCTCCGATGAGGAGAAACAGCCGTTTTCAGTCCGTTCATACACAAGCCGGAAGACTAGCATGCTAGTCTATCGGTGGCGATGAGCTAAGGCTTAAAAACTTTTTGTTTTTAAGCGAGCCGGGAGC